ACTATTCTTTAATATTATTTACTTGGCTTGTTACCGTTAACAAATTCAATAAACTTGTTCGCTGCATCTAGTACAGCGTCGGCCCCAGGTACTGATGGCATTGCAACAGTCGTTACAACTTCATCACCTTCTTTAGTAATAGCTAATTCATAACCATTGACCTTAGCGTTGTAGTCTTGCCAAACTTGACCTTGTGCTAGTTCTAATACTTTGGTACGAATCTCGTATCCGTTTGCATTAGTTGATACTTTAGGCATCATACCTTTGACCATTTCGGCCATTGCTTGGGTCTGCTTTAAAATTTCAGCACCGTGCTCTGATTCTACTTTCATATCATTCTCCTTTGTTGTGTGTATGTGTGTAGTGCTATTAGTATAGCACAGGTATTTAGTAGTTGTCAATCGCTTAGATTATACTAAGCGAGTGCCAAATTACTGCTGTACAAAAAAATGCAATAATAGCGAATCCTAAGTTTTCGCATATTTCGCCATCGCATTTTGATATAATTAAGTCTTCTAGTAATTTTTTCATAAGTCTCCGTGTGTGTTGTATGTGTTTTTTAATTTGGTCTTGCATAAAATATAAGTTCGGGCGCTCGGTATAGTGTTGATCTAAATCCGCCAGCGGCATCAGCAAACAATACAAGTGTTATCATTACTGTTACTATAGGATTTTTCAAAATGAACTATTCCACCTCCTTATACATCATATGTTTATAATCAGCAATCTCGCTTGCTGCGTTGTAATGTCCTAAGGTACGAAGCTGCTGTATTGCCATACAGTATGCTCTATACTCTTGTGCTTTAATAAATCGTTTCCACATTAGAAGCTACCTCGATATACCTTGCCACCACGACATATGTGATTGATGTCACCACGTGTGATACCAATGTCACGCAATTCGTAATCGCTTAATGCACTTAGTTGCTTATAACCTTTGTGGTCGAAGCTAGGATCAAATCTGCTTTCAGTTATGAAGCCTTTAAAAAAGTTCTTAACTGTATCGCAGAAGGAACAATAAACTCGTGTAAGTGTTGCTGTACTCATTTTTTTGCTCCGTCTAAAATTAGGTTACGTGCTTCTTCGTGGAAGCCTTGCTGACTTAACATTGCTGCTGCTTTTGCTCTGCCATATGATTCTCCAAAAGCCCAAAAGCCCTTGCCGAATTTGATTGCGACTGTTTTAACTGCATCGCAAAAGTTGCAGTAGTACGTACTAATAGTTGCTGTGGTCATTATACCCATCCTTTTAAGTTTGTATTTGATTTTATACCGTCGTTCCAAGGATGTAAGTCCTTGCGAGTTGGCGCGGCTCCGTTGTGGTTGAGCATATGCTGATAGGCAAACTGCCAGTCATTTGTATACTCTGTCTTTGCCCAGACGAGGTAATCGTTCTTAGAGGATGGTTTAGATCCAAACAATTCTCGTAGGACTGTAAACACTTTTTTCATAGTGATCTCCTGTTTCTATAGTTTTGGATGCTTGAGGAATAGCAATACCCCGTGTCATTTCCACGGCGTCAATACCCTTTGGATATCGTCAATTGCATGTTTAGGAGTGCTTTCTTATCTCCCATAGTCTATCCTATGTGTCTGTGTGTTGTTAAAATTCGCCATCTACGGCTCTCTTAACATTGTTATTTATACAATAGTACACTCTCTATTACATTTTTCCTAATGCTTTTTGCAAATAGCCGCTATGCGTTTGCTGCATATCGAACATTCTTATTGGCAAATCTAGAACATTACCATATACTAAATAATAGTGGAGACAATAATAATGTCTTCGTAGGTGGTGGGCAACGTCGAGCCCGCTAAATTATGTGAGCGCCGTGGTAAAGACGGCAAGCATTAGGAGAAATAAAATGGACGCACTCACCTTATGGAGCCTGACCGGGTTCCTATTCGCTGCATACGCAGTTATTGCCAACGATTCAGTACAAACTCTCGGTACATGGATGGCATCAAACAATGAGAGATTCAACTATAAAACATTATGGATTGCAGCAAGTACAGTATTACTTGCAACCCTGTGGTATGGTTGGAGTGTAAATGGTGGTGACATCAGTTACGGAAGATTGAATAAAATACCGTGGCAAGAGATACAGTGGTATCATGCGGCGGCACCGGGCGTACTTGTATTACTAACAAGACTAGGCGTACCGGTATCAACTTCCTTTTTAGTGTTGAGTGCTTTTGCAAGTACTTTTGTGCTAGAAAAGATGTTGATGAAAAGCATCATGGGATACGGCATCGCAGCTATATTTGCATACGGTGTATGGTATTTTGTAAGTAAGTACTTAGACGAAAGTGCTCCGGTACAAGAGAAGAATAAAAACTATTGGCGTTTTGCACAATGGTTTGCAACTGGAGGCTTGTGGTGGACTTGGTTGTCACATGACATGGCTAACATTGCAGTGTTCCTTCCACGACAAGTTCCGTTGGACTTAATGTTCTTAGTCAGTATTGTATTTGTAGCCGGACTGTTCTTTATGTTTAAAGAACGAGGTGGTAAGATACAAGCAATCGTATTAGAAAAGCACAACACTAGGTATGTACGTAGTGCTACTTTAATTGACTTGTTCTACTGGTTATGTTTGTACTTCTTTAAGGAAATGAATGATATACCTATGTCAACTACTTGGGTATTTGTTGGTATGCTTGCAGGACGTGAACTTGCTATTGCATCGTTTACTGGCAAGATGAAGTTCAAGAGTGTGTTTCCATTAGTAGCACGTGACTTCCAAAAGATGATGATTGGACTAGGTGCGTCAGTAGCTATTGTGCTAATGATTCACTACGTGTTAATACCAAACGGTTATTAATACCCGAAGGGGTTGTGTTCGACGACACAACCTTTTCTCTTGACTGCGTTTTGGTAAAATTAAGACTTGACTTCTATAAGTAGATCCAGTATAATGTAACACATAAGCATAGCAGAGGAGAATATGAGTAACGTGAGAAAAACAATATTAACAGACGCAGATGGCGTACTACTAGATTGGGAATGGGCGTTTAATTGTTGGATGGGACAGCATGGTTTTGAACTTGCTGAAGGATACCAATTTGAATACGATATCGGACAACGATATGGCATTTCTAAAAACCAAGCTCATAAATTAATTAGGCAGTTTAACGAAAGCGCAAGCATAGGCTTCCTGCCTCCGCTAAGAGATGCAATGTACTATGTAAAACGATTGCATGAAGAACATGGCTATGACTTTATATGTGTAACATCTTTAAGCAAGAACAAAGATGCCTGCGAACTTCGTAAAATGAATTTACGCAAGCTATTTGGCAAAAGCGCATTTACAGGGTTTACGTTTTTAGGCACTGGTGCTGACAAAGACGAAGCTCTTGCTAAATGGAAAGACAGTGGCATGTGGTGGATAGAAGATAAGCCTGAGAACTGTGTAGCAGGACTTAACGCAGGACTTAAACCTATCCTAGTAGAACATGGTCATAACATGGATAACACTAATCCGGCAATTACTGTATGTAAAAACTGGAAAGAAATTTACACTACTATCATAGAAAGGGACAAGGTTTGAAAATGAAAATAATCGCAGGGAATGCAAATATACCCCTCGCACAAGGAATTGCAGAACATTGCTTCGCTAAGTTGGTGCCAGCAAATATATCAACATTTGCTGACGGAGAAACTAGTGTTGAGTTCGACGAGAATGTAAGAGGTGAAGACGTCTTTATTATACAAAGTACAGCAACTCCGGTAAACGATAGTTTAATGGAATTGTTAATTATGATTGATGCTGCACGTAGGTCAAGTACCAAACGTATTACAGCAGTCATTCCGTACTTTGGGTATGCAAGGCAAGACCGTAAGAGTGCAAGTCGTACTCCTATTACAGCAAAACTAGTTGCTAATCTATTAACAACAGCCGGCGCTGATAGAATCCTTACAATGGATTTACACGCAGGACAAATACAGGGCTTCTTTGATATTCCGGTGGACGATTTAACAAGCCGTATGGTATTTGCTAAAGACATTAGACGAAGCATAGGATTAGTTGACGCCCCAGAGCTTAATCAAACCGGAACAGTATTTGTAAGTCCTGATGCAGGTGGTGCTGTTAGAGCTCGTAAGTTTGCAGATATGTTTGGAGGCGATATTGCTATTGTAGACAAGCGTAGACCGGAAGCAGGCAAAAGCGAAGTAATGGCTCTCATTGGTGAAGTTGAAGGTAAACATGCAATCTTAGTTGATGATATTATTGACAGTGGCGGTACACTTGTAAAAGCAGCCGAAGCAATTATGAAAGCTGGTGCATTGTCAGTTCGTGCATATATTACACATGGTGTATTAAGTGGCGAAGCATGTCAAAAGGTTGAGAAGAGTGAGCTAGTTGAACTTGTGATAACAGATTCAATTGCTAACCGTTGTCCTAAGAACTATAAAAAAACAAGGCAAGTTAGTGTTGCTACACTGTTTGGTGAAGCAATTCGAAGAGTATCGAATGAAGAAAGCGTTAGTAGTTTATTTGGCTAACGCTGATTCTATGTGTTTGATGTATTCGTCTATACTGTGATCTGAGAAGCTGTCTATTTTACCTTGCTTCAAACCCATCCAGATGCCGCGCCACTTGTCTTTGAATAGTTGCCAACCAGTAGGAGTACGAATTAGACCGTAAGCATTAAGATAGTTCTCAGTGCCATGATGTTTAAATCCTAAGAATGCAGGCGGAACAGTAGTAACTATGTCGTTGTTGTTCTTCCATCGGTGGTGAATGACACCTAAACTGTTACAGTAACCTTTCCAACCAACTCTTGGAGAACCGTAAGTGAATAGTTCAATTGGATCGTTAAGTGCGCCGTCAAACTTTGCTCTTGACGACATGATAGTAGCCATTGCCGCACCTAGGGAGTGTCCGCAGAACCAAAGTTCCTTCTTCAAGTTTGCTTTTCTGTCAATATCGTCTTTAATCATTGGCCAAAGTTCGTCTACTTCTGCTTTAAACCCTCTATGTACTCGTGATACTGTTTCAGCTAGTACTGGCAACGCTTTTAAATCTGCTTTGAGATCGTTAAATTCTGTTGGCTGTGTTCCTCGGCATGCAATCACTAAGTCAGCTTTGCTCATAAAACGGTACGCTTGTGCTCCGTCTTTGTCGTAAAACTCAGTGGTTGTAAATCCTAAAACTTTTGCTTGCTTTTTTGCTACATCTATGTTATTATATGCAAGTTGAGATAGCTTGGCAAATAGCAATGATTTTTGTAAATGGTCTAAATCCTTTATACTTTTCATTTATGTCCCCAGGTTATGTAATTCATGTATAACAATATTTATTAATTATTTCACTAAATACTGTATCGGAGTAATGTTAATATGAGAAAGAAAACTAGAAGTATATTAGACGAGCTTAATAATTTAGGCCGAGCGCACGACAACGATCGTCTATTGGAAGCTACAGCAAACAATATAATTGAAAGTTCAATTAATCTTTTAAATAGGATTAGCGATACTTACGATGAAACAACAGCTGGTGAACTTGAACGCCGGTTTATTAATTCCATAAAGAGTGGCGATGCTAGAAAGTTCAAGCGCGGTATACAAAAAGTAATTGAGGGTAAAAATAATGATTCTTAAAGAAGGCGGCAATGTGTTCAAAGGCGCAGATGGCGTACCAGTAACACAACGAATTAATAAAGCAGATGTTGATCCAACACTTGCATGGTTAGAAAAGATTACTGGTATTCCCCACAAAGATTTTAAACTAGGAAGCACTGGTATTAGAAGCACAAGTGGCGACATGGATATTGCTGTCAACCAAGGCGAAGTAAGCAAAGACGATTTAGTTGCTAAACTTCATGCTTGGGTACAAAAGAACAAACCAGGTGAAGACGTTAAGAGCTGGGTAAGAAAATCAGGAATCAACGTACATTTTAAAACTCCTATCAACGGTAACGAAGCTAACGGCTTTGTACAAACAGACTTAATGTTTGGTAACCCAGAATTTATGATGTTTTCATTACGTGGCGCAGGAGATGACACACCGTACAAAGGTATGCATCGTATGTTGCTTATGGCAAGTATAGCAAAAGCACAAGGCATGAAGTGGTCCGCTAACAAAGGATTGCTTGATAGAGAAACTAATGAATTAATTACTGCGGTACCAGATGAGATAGCAGAAAAGATGCTAGGACAAGGTGCAAGACGTAATGACTTAGACAGTGTTGAAAGCATACACGCAAAGATTAAAGGCCGTCCAGACTATGAAGCACTAGTAGCTGATGCTAAAGATGCATTTGCAAGAGACAACTTAGCATTACCTGAAACTGTTGAAGAAAGTTTAGCAGACAGGCAATTAACAAGAATTATTAATTCTGCAGGAGTTTTAGTAAGATGAGATTTGTAGAATTTAAACAACAAACTAACACGATGCTGACTGAAGGAGCTCGTATTGAACACTTAGAAGATCTTGTGTTTAGAGAAAACCCACCTAGTAAAGGTGCTAGTCGTGCTTTACAAAGTCTTATTAATATGGAGCAAGGCGGACATACAGATGTTACAGTTAAATGGGATGGAAGTCCTGCAGTAATATTTGGACGCGACGACGATGGCAATTTTATATTTACAGACAAGTCAGGATTTACTGCAAAAGGTTATGACGGAAAAGCAAAGTCAGAAAAAGATGTAGAAACAATGTTAAAGAATCGTCCGGGATATGCAAAGAATCCAGAAGGGTATGGCGAGCTAATTGGTAACATGAAAGCTGCGTACACAGCATTTGAACAAGCAACTCCAAAAGATTATAGAGGCTTCTTTAAAGGTGATATGCTATATTTTAATAAGCCAGCAACTAGTGGAACTAACTATGTATTCAAACCAAATATAGTTGAGTATATAGTAGCACAAAATTCAGATCTAGGTAAAAAAATTGGCGTAAGTAGTGTAGGTATTGTTATACACAGGCAAGTAAGTGCTGACGGAACTGAAGGTCCTTTATCACAAGGTGGTATATTTGAAGGCAACGAAGTATTAGTGGTTCCGCCAGTTACAGTATCAGATGCGCCCAGTATTGACGATTCAAGTGTAAAAGAATTAAAAGCAATAATATCTAAAGATGCAGCTGCAATGGATACACTACTTGATATGAACAAACTTACAGAAATAAAATTA